CTGACCAACAACTTGATTTCTGCAAATGACACTATTGTTGTTTGTATTTCAAGCAACACTACGGGTAGTCTTGCAGGAGCGTATACCACATACGTGTCCTATTTGGCTGCTGGTTCTGCCTTGATCACGTTGCGAAATCTTACTGCTTCTACTTCATATTCTGAAGCGGTCATCATCAACTACTCAATCATTCACGGCGCATCGTAAAAATGGTTATCTATCTACGTCACCCAGATCATGGTACTAAAGTGGCTTGTGCGGAATCAGAAGCTGTTTATGACGAACAACATGGCTGGGTGAGGTATGATTTAGAAGATGTAGAACCCCCGGTCAATGAAATGCGGCGTCCCCGTGGCAGGCCGCGAGCCGAATTAGGAGCGTAAGGTATGACAACATCTGCTGGCGATCAAATTAACGGCGCTTTGCGCCTGATTGGGATGCTTGCAGAGGGCGAGACGTCTTCAGCGTCAGTGTCTCAAGATGCGTTGTCGGCTTTGAACCAAATGATCGACTCATGGAACACTGAGCGATTGTCAATATTCAGCACACAAGACCAAGTTTTTACTTGGCCTGCAAGTATTCAAAGCCGCACACTAGGACCAAGTGGTGATTTTGTAGGCAACCGGCCAATCTTGATTGACGATGCAACCTACTTTAGGGATGCAGCCACTAACGTCAGCTACGGCATCAAGATCATCAATCAGCAGCAGTACGACGGGATTGCTGTCAAAACGGTAACCAGCACGTATCCGCAAGTTTTGTGGATCAATATGTCGTACCCTGACATTGAGATGTATGTGTATCCAGTACCATTGCGTCCGCTGGAATGGCACTTTATTTCTGTTGAGGAACTGCATCAACCGGCAACGGTGGCGACTACGTTGTCATTCCCACCAGGCTACTTGAGAGCCTTTAGATTTAATTTAGCTTGTGAACTTGCTGCTGAGTTTGGTGTAGAGCCTAGCCGTCAAGTGTCGCGTATTGCTATGACAAGCAAGCGTAACCTCAAGCGCATCAATAACCCGGATGATGTGATGGCAATGCCTTACGGCATAGTTGCTAATCGCCAGCGGTACAACATTTACGCAGGCAATTTCTAATGCAAACGCCGATTCTTGGGTCGGCCTATGTTGCTCGCAGTATCAACGCTGCGGCCAATCGCATGGTCAATCTGTTCCCAGAGATTGTTCCTGAAGGCGGTAAAGATCCAGGCTTTCTAAACCGCGCTCCGGGGCTAAAATTCTTGACTAGTGTTGGTTCTGGCCCTATCCGAGGGTTGTGGTCTTACGGCAAATACGGCTATTGCGTATCTGGTCCTAACTTGTACCGTATAGATCCTTATTGGACGGTAACGTTGATTGGGCCAATTGCAGGTACAGGCCAAGTAAGCATGGCCGACAACGGCGTTCAACTGTTTATAGCTTGCAACCCACAGGGTTACATCTACAACAACATCACGCAAGTCTTACAACAGCTTACTGGAGATACTTTTCCGGGCGCTGGAACTGTTGGTTACTTGGATGGGTACTTTGTATTCAACCAGCCTAACAGCCAAATCATATGGATTACCAGCTTGTTTGAAGGAACAGCTATTAATTCTTTGGATTTTGCTAGCGCAGAAGGCGCTCCAGACGAAATTGTTTCTTTGATAATTAACCATCAAGAACTATGGTTGTTTGGAACAAACTCTGTTGAGGTATGGTACGACTCTGGTAACGCAGACTTCCCTTTAACACGCATTCAAGGGGCGTTTAACGAGATTGGCTGTGCTGCTACGTACTCGGTAGCCAAACTTGATAACGCGGTCTTCTGGCTGGGTTCTGATGCCCGTGGCAAGGGTATTGTGTATCGTGCCAATGGTTACACTGACACTCGCGTTAGCACTCACGCAATTGAATACGCCATAGCCCAATACGACACCATTTCAGATGCTATTGCGTACACCTACCAACAAGAAGGTCACGCATTCTATGTTTTGATCTTTCCATCAGGCAATGCGACATGGGTCTATGATGTGTCTACTCAAGCGTGGCATGAACGTGCTGGTTGGGAAGATTCACAGTTTGTAAGGCATCGTTCTAACTGCCAAATGTATTTCAACAATCAAGTTGTTGTTGGCGATTATGAAACAGGAACGCTGTATACCTTTGATCTGGATGTGTACGCTGACAACGGCCAAGTTCAAAAATGGTTGCGGTCTTGGAGAGCGTTGCCTTCAGGTAAAAATGACCTAAAAAGAACTGCTCAGCATAGTTTGCAACTAGACGCTGAAAGCGGTATTGGTTTGTCTGGTCTTGCGCCAGGTGACGTATTTGGCTACCTATTGACTGAAAGTGGCGACTTGCTGATTACGGAAGACGGTCTATACATTGAAGTAACTGTTCCTACTGTACAAGGAGCAAACCCCACTGTGGTGTTACGTTGGTCTGATGATGGTGGTCATACTTGGTCAAATGGTTACGCATCGTCAATGGGAAGAATTGGTGAGTATGGCCGACGCATTTTTTGGCGTAGATTGGGCATGACGGTCAAGCTGCGGGATCGCGTTTATGAAGTGTCAGGAACAGATCCTGTAAAAATAGCAATCATGGCTGCTGAACTAGCAATCTCAGGAACCAATGCGTAACATTACAAGCATTCCCGCCCCAAGGGTTTCGTTAATAGACGAACGAACTGGACTCATGTCTAGGGAGTGGTATCGTTTCTTTCTTAACTTGTTTGTGCTTACGGGTAGTGGAAATTATGATGTGACCATGCAAGATTTGATGGTGTCCCCATCTACTTTTGTGGTTGACGCTCAAGTTGCTGTTTTACAGACACAGATACAAGACCTGAAGACAGGTCCTACAGTTGCCTCGCTACAAGACCAAATTGCTGTTCTGCAAACCCAGATACAAGACCTAAAAACAGGACCAACGGTTGCTTCATTGCAAGACCAGATTGCTGTTTTAAACACTGCTGTTCAAGGTTTGGCAGTTAGTATTCCACCACGTACATAAGGATTCGATATGGCAGTTACAACAAAAGTTCTTTGCGAAGCCACCGTTATTGCGCTTGACCCAGCTACAACAACAATGTACACAGCACCTAGCGGTACAGTAACTATCATTGATAAAGTAACGGTTACAAATTACAGCGCATCATCAGCAACAGTAGTTGTGTACATTATTCCTTCAGGTGGAAGTGTCATTGACGCAAACGCCTTGGTTAAAAAAACATTGGCTGCAAAAGAGGTGTACACCTGTCCAGAAATAGTTGGGCATAACTTAGCAACTGGTGACGCCATTGTGAGCAAAGCCGATGCTGTAACAGCCGTTTCGCTCCGCGCATCAGGGCGTGAGGTTACTTGATGATTGAACATCATTTCAGTTCTGGGGTTTATGCAAAGGAATGTGTTATTCCGTCTAACTATGTGTTGATACAGCATAAACATGAATTTGATCATTTGTCTATTTTGGCAAAAGGTTCAATAGAGTTATTGGTAGACGGTGTTCGATCTGTTGTTCATGCCCCAGCTTGTCTAACAATAAAGGCCGGTAAGCATCACGGCGTAAAATCGCTTACAGAAGTTGTTTGGTACTGCATCCATGCAATAGATCATTCGGAAAAAATATTGGATTCTGACGAAACAGAAATTCAATTGTTGGCTAATAGCCTACAGGAGTAAATCATGCCTTGGTCATTTATTATCCCTGCCGCCGCTTCGTTACTTGGAGCTAGCCTGCAATCAAACGCAGCAAAAGATGCATCTAACGCTGCTAACGCTCAAGCTGAAAAAGCATTGGCGTTGCAAACTCGGATGTACGAGGAAGGTATTACTCGGCAGCAGCCTTTTTATCAAGCAGGCGTCAATGCACTACCAGATTACTTAAAAGGCATTGCTCCGGGTGGCGAGTACGTTCGTAACTTTACGATGAACGACTTCAATAAAGACCCTGGCTATGCGTTTCGGTTGTCAGAAGGTCAAAAAGCTATTGATAGGCAAGCTGCGGCCCGAGGTGGATTGATTTCAGGTGCTGCTTTAAGAGGAGCCACGCGCTATGGGCAGGAGATGGGTACACAAGATTATGGACGGGCTTTGCAAGATTTTTATGGCCGACAAGATGTTGCGCGAAATGCCAATGCTGGTGTAGTTGGTTTTGCTCCCACGGCTTCTAATGCTATGACAAATTTGGGAACAAACTATGGCAATGCAACCTCGTCAAATTTAATGGACCAAGGCGCAAACACTGGCAATGCAATGCTACAAGCTGCTCAAGCAAGAACTTCTGCCTATCAAGGAATAGGTAGTTCGTACGGGCGTACTCAACCTAACTTTAGTTCAATGTTTGGCAATCCGTCAAGTGGTCCTGTTTCTATGCCGGGATATGGCGGAATATATGACACTCAAACTTACATGGGGCGTTAATCATGGCTTTAAATTTTGGGCTTCTTGATCCTGATGCGCCTGCTAAGATAGCAAACAGTCTTTACGCTGGTCAACAGGAACAGCAAAAAAATATGATGGCGCAGCAACAAATGAAAGCTGGCGCTCAACAATTAGAAACTGGGCGATTGCAGCAACAGCACAGCCAGATGCAGATGGATCAAATGATCCGTGATCGGGACGCGCTTGCTAAACTTCAACAGCAATTTGTAGCTAACGGCAAATCACCAGATTTGGAAGTAAATGCTGATGCAATGATTCAATCTGGTATTTCACATTATGTGGATATAGGATTTCAGTTAAAACAAAAATTAATGGATCAAAAGCGTTATGCTGCCATTATGGGTGGGGAGCCTGCTAATGCTATGCAAGCAGCGCCAATGCCAGCAGCTCCAGCAGCAGCCCCAACGCCAGCCCCAGCAGCACCCGCGCCGTTTGAACCTGCACCGGGAGCAGTGCCAATTCAGCAAGGTTTTTCGCCTGGAGCCTCAATAACCACTAGCGATAACAAAACCTTTGTAGTGCCAAATAATCAGCCAGTAGCTAGTCAAACAAGTGTAATCGCAGCTCAAATTCAAGCCTATAACGATAAAATAAAAGCAGCTCAAAATTCTGTCAGTAATAACATAGC